GCCCGGGCGCAGTCCGCTAGGCTTTCGCGGAGTCGACGATAAAAAGCTCGGTCTTGTGGATGCCAGCGCGGACCTGGGCGCGCAGCCACTGCTTCTTCGGATCGGTCAGCACGGTGCGGACGTTCGCCGGCGTGCACTCGAGCAGCTGGCCGCCGATCGAGACGTTCCAGCCCAGGCACGAGGCAACCAGGTAGTCGGTTTCGTCTTCGATGTCGTCCAGCGGATCAGTCGTCTCGAGCTTGCCGTTGGCAGCGAACTCGTTGCGCAGGCGGCGCGTGCGCGCCAGGTCGATGCGCTTGCGCGATTCGTGCTCCGGGCTGGCCAGCTCGATGTACGTGCTGGTCGGCTCCTTCGTGCGCGGATTGACCAGGATCAGGCGGCCAGTGGTGACGTCGTCGAATGCATCGATGTCCAGGGTGGCCACCAGTTTGGTGAGCAGGTTCGAAGGCTGGGCTTGGGTATTTGCGTTCATGGTTTTCTCTTTCGCGGAGGTGATATATGCCCGTGCCTGCTGCCGCGCCCGCGAAAGGCGACGGCAGCCGGTCGGTGCCTGGATTGCCGCACGTAGCGGCGAAAGGGTTTAAGCGGCGCTATCCTGGATGGACAGCGTGGTCATTTCGGTGGCCTTGCCGGCGCCGCCGTTGATGTCGAGCAGCGCCTGGAACGGGATCGTCTGGATCAGGATCTTCTCGCCGTCGTCCTTCGCGGCGCCGTTCAGCTTCAAGCGGCTCAGGCTGAAAGCCATGAAGTCCGACGCCGCCGAGTTGTCCGAGGTGAACGCCAGGTAGGCGCTGGTTTCGGTCTCGTTGTAGAACGCATCACGCAGGCCGGTCGAATCGAACTTCGCCGTGACCTGACCGGTAATAATCACGCGGCCGGTGGAGGCCTGGTCGGCGGTGTTCGAGCCGATACCTGGCTCGCTCGACTGAGCGGCCGTGATCTCGATCGTCGCGCTGGTGATCGTGCCACCGGTGGCATTGCCGACTTTCACCACGCCGTTGACAGCGGCCATTGTGCCGGTGACGGTCACTGGTGTCGGGTTGACGAAGTACTGAGCCACGCCCGGCACGACGTCCTTGCCGACGAACTCGACAGCGACGGTGGCCATGCCCGTGGCCGGCAGGGTGAAGGTCATTTTCGAGACCTTCAAGCCGGTGAAGACTTCGCTCGACGGCACGTCTGGATGCCAGTGCTCGATCGAGAACGACTTGTCGGTGTGGCCGCTTTGCGGAGTGAATGCCTTCTTGCCGATCACAGTCAGGGTCGCGCTGGCAATCGGACCTTCAGCCACCAGAGCCGATGCGTTCAGGACGATACCGGTGAGAACCGTCGCCGTCATGCCGGTGACTTGAACGTTCTTGTCACGGTTGGCTGCGTTGAAGGTGCCCGCCGTCAAGCGGATCACGTCGCCGATCTTGACGCCATCGGTCAGCCAGGAACCCGCAGCGCGCGTGATCGTCCAGGCGCCGGCAGTGCCGGCGATCGTGAGCGATGCGCCGGTCACGGCCGCGCCGGCGGCGAAGTCCTTTTTCAACACAGCGGCCAGGAAGTCGACATAGGTCTTGGCCGACAGTTCGCCGTTGATGGTGCCAGCGACTTTACGCAGGCCGTGCCGGAAGTCGGCCATCTGGAAGTCGGGGCGCATTTCCGCCGACTGGTAGGTGTCCTTCGTCATGTCCAGCGACGAGGTGACGCGGCGCATGGCCTGCGCCGCGCCGGCGGCAGGCATGACGCCGTAGGTGGTCTCCACTTTGTAGGTGACCTGCTTGAATACGCCGGAGGCTTGGCCCATTTCGATTCCTTTGAAATAAAAAAAGCCCGCAAGCGGATGCTGTGCGGGCCCAGGGTGAAACTGCTGATGCTGCTAATTCGGCTCGTGGTACGTGACCTTAAAGTCGATCGTTTTGATGCTGTTGCCGGCCACGTCTTCCATGTCGGGGCCAACCGTGTCGCGCAGCACGCTGATGACGTCGACGCCTGCAATCTGGCCGCGCTCGAAGTTGCATGCGCGCCGCGCCAGGTTGATGATCGCGATCACGTCCGGATATGCCTTGCCGACGACCGTCACCTGCACGCGGCTGGTAACGATCGAGAATTCTGCCTGCGCGTCAAAGGCGCCGATCGGAACGGCGACCACCTCGGTGAGTCCGATGGCTGGCAGTCCCTCGTCGACGGCTACGTCACCAGCGGCGACGCGATCCGCTACGCGCGCAGTGACCGCTTCGGCGCCCAGCAGCAGCGCGCGGATGACTTTCACGCTCATGAGCCCTCCGGTGCTGGCACGTTGATGTTCTCTTTCGTCAGGCGCTCGCGGATCTTCGCGCCCACTGCTACGAGCGCAGACTGCGCGCCGGTATCGAACGAGGGCCGCATGAACGGCTTCGCTTTCGCGCCCGGGTGGTCGACATCGCGCACCGCCTTGCCGTTGACGACAAGCGCACTGCCTTTCTTTGCCGTGATCTTGTGCGCGGCCGTGCCGAACTCGACCAGGTGCGCATGCGGCGCCTTTCGGCCGCCAGCTTTGACGTAGGCGTAGACCGTGCCCTTTTTCGATCTGGTCGACACGCGCACGCTGCGGCGCAAAACCCCTTCATCGACCGGTACCTGCTGCTGGACGTCTTTTTTGAACTCGTTCGCGCCCGCGCGCAGGGCCGAGCGAAGAATGTTTCTTTCGACCTTCACCGAAACCTGCTGCAGGAAGGAGTCGAGCTCGCGCCCACCTGTAATCGACTGGTCAGCCATGTGAATAACCCTCCAGCATGAATTCAACGTGCCGCCGGTCATCCAGCAGCGCCGGGCCTGCGATGATCTGCATCACGCGGCCGCCCTTTCCGTGCAAGGTCACGCGCATTGCTGTCGTGATGCTGGCGTCGTTCTGGATCCGCAAGCGCGTGCGCGTGACCGCTGTGGCCACGCCGTTGGCAGTACTCTCGCCGCGGCTGGGCAACTGGTCCTGAGCGTTGCCCCAGATATTGAGCGCCACCGGTAGCCAGTCTTCGATTTCGGTGCCGTAGTCCGGATCCTTCACGATGGTGCGCTTCTCGATCGTGACCTGCTCGTCGAGCCGAAATGGCGCCGTCATCCGTACACCACCGCTCGGTCAAGCTTGCGGCACAGATATTGAGCGTTCGGGTTCGGGTAATAGTCGTTTTCGATCATGCCCAGGATGTAGCTCTTGATCGCCGGCGGCACGTCAGCCTCGGTCGGGCCATAGCCGCAAACGTACTGGATTTCAACAGCTCCGATGCGGCTCGCTGTAGCTGGCCATGTACGCCCAGGTGCTGGCACGATCCAGCCCGGCTCGCTTTTCGTGTCCACCAGATAGTCGTCCGGGTGGAGCGTCTGCAGCACGCCGTCCACGTCGCGGAACTTCACGTGGTCGACGCTGGCCAGCCGTGCGGGCGGCAGCTTGATCGCGCCGGACGCCGGGAAGGCATCGAGCGTCAGCTCCCAGGTCTGATGGATAAGCGCCCGTGCGGTCTTGTGCTCGACCTCGTCGGTCAGGCCGCGAATCTTGTCTTCGAGCTCAGCATCCAGTGACGTGCCGCTGGCGCGCGCGGCCCGACGGGCTGCATCGATCGACACCGCCAGCACCGCCGGCGGAATGATCAGTAGTTTCGTCATCGGAAATTCCCTTGTGTTGCTGGCGGTCGGCCAGCGCCGTGCGGCGCGCCAGGTGCTGCCGGCGCGCGCGCGTATTCGACGGCGGCGGCATCCTGCTGCTTCAGCAGCTCGGTGTTCGGCACGCTCGGCAGTTGCGATGCATCGATCATCAGTTGTCCACCCTGTTAAATTGAATGGTCCGGTAGAAGCGCTCGCTGTTCGCACAGTCGATGCGCAGGTCGCAGTAGTTGACGCCGGCCGGCAAGGTGTCCATGCCGCCCAACTTCACCAGGATCAAAGGCCCCTGGATCACAGCCGCCACCAGCACGCTCACGCCCACCGGCTGCGCCAGCACCGCGCTGGCGGTGGTGTTGCTGTCGGCCAGGTCGTTGCTGATGTCGGCCACGAAGTAGCTTTCGTCGTCAGCATCCTTGTTGAGCGACCACGATCCCACCTGCTGCTTGAACCAGATCGTGCGGTCAAACCGCTCGCCATTCGCGCACGTGACGCGGAACGTGCAGAAGTTGGACGCGCCGGTCGCGGCGTTGAATCCGCTCAGCTTCACCGGGATCAGCTTGCCCTGGATGACGGGCTGCTGGAGCACCGTCACGCCGGCGGCGATCACCACGACGGACACAGCAGTGGTCTTGCGCTCGTCCAGGTCGACCGTGAGGTTCGCCACCCAATAGCGCTCGTCGAGCGGGTGCTTCTCGCTCCACCACCGCCCCGCCTCCAGATACGGCGCGTTCGGCACGGCCGCGCTCGGCACAGTGCCAAACGCCACCACGCGAGTGCCACCCGGGAAAGCGACCCGGCGCGACTCGGCGACAGTAGACGCGACCACCGCATTCTGCGCAGGCTGCTCGACCAGCGTGGTGAAGCTCGCCGACAGCGGCGTGGCGCGGTTGCCAGCGGCGTCGAAGGCGCGCATGCGAACCGAGTGCGCGGTGCCTGCAGGCCGGCCAGAAACCACCACCGACCGGGCAGCATTGGCGATCAGGCTGTAGCTCGTGCCGCCGTCGATGCTGTATTCATAGCCAGCGACGCCAACTGCATCGGTCGCTGCCGAGCACGACAGCGTGGCGCCCGACGTGGTGATGGCGGACACCGTGATCTCACCTGTCATTACCGGCGCGGTGGTGTCAGTATCGGGCTGTTCGATCGCCGTCATGTAGGCAGTCACGGCATCACTCAACATCGCCTCTTGTGCGGCGGTGCGGCCAGACCCGGCGATGAACATTCCGTATTGACGAAGGGTGCCGTTCACGCCCGACGTGTTGTTGCTGGAATTGCGATTGCCGACGAAGATCATGTTGCTGGACTCGCCGACATCGGTGTTGACCGTGTCGGTCGTGTGCACCTGCGCGCCCTTGTTGTACAGCGCGCACGCGCCTACCGATTTCCGGCTCACGCTCCACAGCCCGGACACGTCAGCGATGCCCGCATAGACGTTGTCGGCGCTCGTGTTCGAGTTGTTCAAGCGGAAGTTCGCGGTCGTCGGGTTTTTAGCCCCGGTCACGATCACGCTTCGGCCAGTGGTAGTCGAGTTGAACCCCAGGTCGACGCCACTTGTGTCAATATTGCCGCGCACGTAATACGCGTAACTGGTGTTGCCTGGCGCCAGCTTCGAATCACCGGTCACCGGGTTGACGCCCGTATTGATGAAACTCGCCGTGCTGGTTCCGGTAAAGCCTTGATCAGCCGTGAAAGTCATGCCCGAGTTGACAGCCAATGGACCGCCACTCTTTACGTTGACCAGTGCGGCTTGCTCGGTAGCTGACGCATAAATCTGCATTACAGCGATGCCTGACAAAAGCCCCTTGCTGATCAGCGTGTCAAAAAACGAAGCCATCTTAGTTAGGCGGCCAGCGGTGGGGGCCACGGTCATGCGTGACGCGTACAGCTTTGCGGTTTCGAGCCCCGACATGCCCTCCTCATACATGAGGTCACCATGAATCACTACGCCGTTCGGGCCATAGTGCACGGTGTCTGAGCCGTCGATCGTGACCGAGTCGGCGCTGAACCAGCGGCAATATGCCTTCGTCTCGCCGACCGTCTGCTGGGCGGCGCGCACCGGCGCGGGGTTTGCCCAGGTTCCGGTCTGGATACGCGAGATAACGAATGGCGTCGTGCTGGTGATCACGCCGGAACTACGCACGGAGTCGATGAACGCGGACAGATTAGTGCCGTACGCATTCGCGACTGTGGCAGTTGACCCCGCATCGTTCTCGCCCTGCGTCCAGTTCATGCCGCGAATATTGACGGTATGACCGGCAGCAGTCAGATTGCCTTTAGCATCAGCAGCCCATGCGACCAGTTCGTCGAACAGGTCGTCGCGCAGGGCGGGGTCCCAGCAGCCGCGATTGGCGGTACGCGCATCTTGCGACAGCGAGGTTGTGCTGTGCGCCTTTTTGACCATGTACAGCGGAACGCCGGGATTGTCGACCTTCCAGCGCCGGGCGTATTCAGCTTCGGCGCCGAAATAGTTTTGCGACGTGTCCGGGTATTTCCCGCCCTTCAAGTGCGCGGCCGACGTGACCTGCGCTTGATACGTGAGCCACGCCTTGCCGAAGGGGTCCCAAATATAAACATCGGCCATCGGGCCGGCGATTGCGGTCGGGACCGTCTGTGCGTTTGTCGTGCCGTTGCTGTTGCACTGCGACTGCCCGGCGAAGATAACCAATTGCGCGACGGCCATAATTTATTTTGCCTTGCTGAGGGTTTCGAGGATGCCGTCTATTTCGGCGCGTGGCATCTTGGCCTGTTGCTCGGCGCTCACGTCTTTGCTTCCAGCTCGATTGTTTTCATTCGCCCGCGCCGCTCGTACATCACCGTGGTGACGCCGAGTTCGCGGAGCATGTTCAGTGCGCGCGCATGCGTCGCGCGGTCGATCTTGCCGACGGCGCCGTGCACATACACGGTGCTGCTTGTCAGGTGGTCGACCGCAATGATCCCGAGGTATGGCCGGCGCGCCTCGTAGCCGCCAGGCTCGGCGTACACGCGGATGGTCGAGGCCTTGCGGGCCATATGCAGGTGGGTCATCGCGGTCTGCCCTTGTTATTTCGCAGCGCGGCCGCGCCTGGCGAGCGCCGGTGCTTCGACGGCTGCTGGTGCTTCAGCAACTGGCGGTGATTCGACGACTGCAGGGGCCTCGACATCGGCCGAGATCGTCCATCCTTCCGATATCGAGATCTTGATCAGGTCTTCATCGTCGGTATCGATCTCGGCGCCAGCTTCGAAATGCTGCACCTCAACGCCGCGATGAGCCCAGCTGAAGTCTTGTTGAGCGATTAGTTTCATTGCTACCCCAGAATGGAAAAGGGCCGCCGCAGCGGCCCTTCCCGGGTTGAAGGATTACGCCGCAGCGATCTTGAGCAACTTGATCGCCTGGGTGTTGCGCAGCTTGCCGCCCACGCGCTTACGCACGTAGAACTTCACGAAGCCAGGCGTGGTGATCTCGTCACGGGTGATGCGCATGCCCACGCGATCGCAGATCAGGTAGCCTTCCTTGAAATCACCGAACGCCAACGGGAACGCATTCGCAGCCAGCCCCGGCATGTCTTCGGCTTCGGTGATGCCGTAGTTCAGGAAGGTCGCCGGCTGGCCAGCGGTCAGGGCCGGCTGCCACAGGTAACGACCGTCCAAATCCTTGTACTTACGCAGCGCGGCCAGGATCAGCTTGCTCGTCAGCCACTGTGCATTGTTGCGATAGCGGGCGCGCAGCGAGTAGACCATATCCAAGAAGACGTCCGGGTTGCTTGGCAGTGCGGCCGCTTGGCCCGATGCCAGGTATTGCAGGGTGCCGAAGGCGCGCTGTGCATCGGCGGTAGCCACTGGAGCAGGGCCGCCCAGGATGCCGGTCGGCTTTTTGACGCCATTGCCGCTGATGAATGCGACACCTTCGCCCACGGCCATCGATTCCGACGCCGAGCTGGTGAGCCAGTCTTCGACGTTGAAGAAAAGATCGTCGAGCGATTCTTCCGAGGCCTGCGGTTTGGCGGAGGCCATGCCGAAGGTCGGCACCACTTCAACCAGGTTCGGCGTGTCAGTCTGGTTGCGTGGATCGGTTTCACCGACCCACTCGAAGCCAGCGCCGCCGATGTCGAACAGTTCCTTGTAATCAGTGCTGCCGACCTGGCGAACGGTTGCGATCTGGCGAATCGGCGAGATATCGGCTGACAAGCGTGCGATCGTGCGCTCGATGACTTCTGGCAGCGCATAGCCGCCGGCGGCGTTGCTACCGACGGTCGCTTGGGTGGAGCGGCGCTCGCCCGGGCCAGCATTGCCTTTCGATTCCAGCGCCTGGAAGGTCTGCTGCATGCGCTGCTCGCGTTGGAAATCTTTCGGCGCGCGGATCCAGTCGTACAAGGCTTCCTTGTATTCGGTCGCCTCCTGGCTTTCGCCCGGGCCGCGATCGCCACCCGAGAATGCACCAGGGCGGGCCAGCTTGGTCTCGACCTTTTCGAGGCGGGACTTTTGCTCGGTCAGCGAATTCATCGCTTCGTCCATGCGCGCCAGCTTGGCGTCGAAGTCGGCCGTGGGCTTACCCGATTTGATCGCCTCGATGCGATCATCGTTGGTTTTCTTGTATTCGGTGAAGGCCGTGTTGATCTTGTCGATCGCCTCGGCAACCGAGCGCAGGGTAGGCTCTTCGCGCATTTCGTACGGCATGGCGGCCTTGGCTTGGAAGGCGGCGAAGTGCGCTGCCATCGTGACGGCCAGCAGGGTGGTCATGTGTTGGGTTTTGTTCATGGGTTCTTTCAGGAAGTGAGGGAAATGAGCAGCCGCTCGGCCGCCTTCATGGCTGCTGTCGCCTCATGAGCGTCCCGCTCATCCAAAGCGATGCGTTTGACCTCGGCGATCAACGCCTTGGCCGCGTCGGCCGAGAATCCTGCATCCCGCAGGGACTGCTCGGCTTGACGAATGGTTTTGACGCCGGCGACGTCGGCTGCTTTGATGCCGGTGATGCGCGACTTGTCGTTCGAAGGGAAGGTGACCAGCGAGACTTCCCACAGCTCGACCTCGGTCAGCGTGCGCACGTCCGTGTCTCGGTCGTACCCCCACTGTTTCGACACGAAGCCGATCGACAGGCCGTTGAGCGCGCCCATCTTCATGAGCGCGTAGGCTTCGGCGCCCTTGACCGTGTCCAGGGCCAGCCTGCCCCTGATGAACAGGCCCTTGCTGTCCTCGAACATCTCTGTCCACACGCCGATCGGGGTCGTGGCATCGTGCTGCCAGAGCATTGCCGGCATGGTGCCGGCTGATCTGTGCGCGGCCAGAGTGATGGCATAGGCGCCGGCCTCGATCACGTCGTCGTAGCTGTCGCGCACACCGAAGACCGAGGCGTAACCCTCGAACGTGCCGTCGTCGCCCACCGCTTTCAGTTCGAAGGCGATGTTGCGCACCTCGCGGCCGCCAGCGCCCGACTTACGCTCAAGATTCGTCGGCATCGGGCTCTGCAGGAGGCGCGGCGCCGGACGTTCAAGTGTGCGCTGTACTGCCGCTTCCAATTTACGGGGCGTCGGGCGCACTGGCTGTTTCTTCATCTTCATTTCCTTGTTTGGCGCCCCGCGTCATGTTCATCGGGGTCAGCGGTACATCGAGCCCCGGTAACGGGTCCAGGCCTTCGCGCTCGCGGATTTCGTTGCCGGTGTAGATGCCCAGTTCGATCATCACGCGTGTCCACTGCGCGCGCGCGGCCATGGAACCCTCGGTCAGATACCGGGTGTCGAACTCGACGAACAGTGGGCCGGAACCGTCGAGCAGGGTCTCGTCCGTCCGCTGCGTCCAAGCCTCGTGCCACGGCGCGAGCGTGTGTTTTACGTGCGCCGCAAAAAATGCTTCCGAGCTGGCGAACGTCGCCGACTTGTCGTTGTGGCCGACCATGATCGGGAACACGCCGTATCCGCGGCAGATCTCTTCGATCTGCAGGCGGCGCGTTTCCACGTGCTGGGCGTCGACGCCGGTACTGGCCGTTGGCGTCCACTTCGCGGCGTTGTCGAGGACCAGAGGATCACCGGCGCGCGCGCTGCCTGCGAGCCGCTTGATCCATGCGGTCAGGCGCTCATGCTGGGTTTCGTCGAGCGTCTTGTCGACCGAGTAGAGTCCGCTCGGCTTCAAGCCGTTCTTGTGCATCGCCGCCTGGCTCTGCTCGGTGACCATGGCCAAGCCAATTGCCGAGCGCGCCAGTTTCACCGCGTCCAGGCTACGGACCCAGTCCCACTGGACACCGTTCAGAAGGAACACGTCGTCTGGGCCGAATTCACCGATCAGGCCGAACTCGTCCCAGCAGCGGTAGACCAGCTCGTAGCGGGAATGGCGGTAGACCTCCCACCGCCCCGGTTCGACGGGAATTAGCTCGCGCACGCGCCGATTGTCGCCACGAACCTTGATTGACAGACCGGCGCCGCACAGCGCGGCGTGTATCGTCATCTGGCGCCGCCATTCAAACGAGGTCTGCCATTCGTTCGGGCGCCGAGCCAGTAGCCGGTATTCCGGGATATTGGTTGCGCGCTCGCGCCGGCCGTCTGGCTTGTCGCGGAACACTTCGAATTTAGGAGTTGCACACCCGTCAGCGATGACCTTCACGCAGGCCAGCACGGTCGATACCTGCAGGGCCGTGCGCTCGTTGACGGTCATGCCGCCGACAGTCGCGCCACCGCCGCCGTCGATCAGCTTCATGACCTGCTCTGCAGTGAGCTGGGCCGACTTGCGGCCGAGAATGCGATCGAGGAATTTCAAGGTTTGTCCCAAAATGATTTCACGGGCTCGGCCGCGCGGATGACAAGGGCAGCGGCCATCACGGCAGCGAGAATTACGTCAATGCGGCCGGTCGCTTTCTCTTTGTCGAGCTTGCGGCTGCCGGTTCCGTCCTGCACCGTCACCGCATTGCCGGCGCACATGGTGAGCACCTTGTGCCCGTTGTGTGCGATCTCGCCGTTGAGCAGCATCGTTTCAAACTGCTCAATAGCCGGGCTCATGTCTTTGTAGCCCTGGCCGAACGCCTCCATCGGCGGCAGGCTGATGCCGTCGTCGCTGGCCATCTGCTGCAGGTCTTCGATACGCCAGCGGTCATACGCACACGCTGTGATCTCGAAGAAGTCGCACATAGCCGACAGTTTTTGCAGAATGATTCGTTTGCTGATTGCCCGGCCCGGCGTCGTTTCGAGCAGGCCTTCAGCCTTCCAATCCACATAGGGCACCATGTCCTGTTGCGCCCGCCGTGCGAGGTTGTCGTCTGGAAGCCAGGCATACGGCACCAGCTTCCAAGGTTCGCCCGGCTCGATCGGCTCGACCAGGAACACCAGACCCGTAAGATCGGTGGTGCTGGACAAGTCGAGGCCGGCCACCGCGCGGCGCCCGCGCAGCGACTCAACGTCATAGTCGAGATGCGCCTCTTTCCATACCTCATGGCTGATCCAGGGCGACTCGGCGTCGGTCCACTGGCAAAAGTTCAGTCGGCGCACGATCGCCTCTTTCGAGGGCATGCCTTTCGCCTCGGTTACTTGCTCCCGAATGTATTTGTAGCCAGGCAAGTTTGCATCCTGCAGGCTGGGGTTCGCCTTCGGCCAGCATTCTTCGCTTTCGAACGGATCGTCTTCCTCATCCAGAGAGCAGATGTAGGGGAAGAGTGCATCGTCCAACGCCTCGCCGTTCGCGACCTTCGCGCCGTATTCGTGATAGCTCCAGCACGGCGACTTGCGACTCGCGCCAGCGTTGGTGATGATGAAGATCAGCGCTTGCCGCCGACTCTTCGTCCCCGCGCGCATCATCTCCAGGACGGTTGCGGTTTTGTGTTCGTGGTACTCATCGATCAGCGCAATGTGCGGGCGTGGGCCAGACTGGCCGTCGTCGCTGCTGATCGGACGGAAGAAGGCACCCTGCGCCAGGTACGCCAGGTTCCAGGCCTTCTCACCGGTGCCACTTTTCCTGAGACGCTTCTGCAGCGCTGGCGACTGGTCATGCATGGCGACGGCATCGCGGAACAGGATCATCGCCTGGTCCTTCTTCGTCGCTGCGGCGTAGATCTCGGCTCGCGGCTCACCGTCGGCCACCAGGCCTTTCAACCCGACGCCAGCAGCCAGCGGCGATTTGCCGCTACCCTTTGCCGTTTCGACATAGACCACGCGGAAGCGCCGGTACCCGTCGTCTCGCTTCCACCCGAAGATGCTGCCGACCACGAACTGCTGCCACGGCAGCAGTTCGAATGGCTTGCCCTCGAAGTCGCCACCGTTCAGCTTCAATACGTCACGGTAAAAGCCTATGCCCTTGAGGGCCGCCGCGACGTCCCACACCAAACCGCGTGCTGCGCCTTCGGCAACGTCGGCCAGATGACGCGCGCACTGGTTGCGCACATGCGGCCCGGCGATCCGAGTGCCAGCGACAACCTCGCTCGCGTACGCTGAAACAGGGTCAGCCGAAGTATTCGGCGGCGGGGTCTTTTTCCTTGTCGCCATCCGGGAGGTCCACGTTTACTTTTGATCGCGCGGCCGGCGTCAGGCCGAACTCCACCAGGTAGCTTTTGAATTGCGCGTCGGCGGCGCGCAGCTGGTTGACCGCAGGGTTGTTTTTGATAAGTCGATTGCTGTTCTGGTCAATCGACGTGTAGGTGCGGCCATCGCGCTCGATCAATTCCCGGCATTTCAGGATGTCGGAGTAGCAGTCGCAGAGGCGCTCGAGCGCCAGACCGTCAGCCTCGGTGAGCACCCCCATCCGCTTCAGCAGCGCGCACAATTTCTTCCACACCGCCTTGCCCTTGGCATCGAGGTGTACCGGGCAAACTGGCGTTTTTGTACGTGGTTTTGGTTCTTTTTTGTTCAGTGGCCGCTTGCCGGGATTGCCCGTAACCAGCTTGAGCGCACTGGGAGTCGGGCGCCTTCCGGCCATAATTTCAGTCCCAGAAAATAAGTTTCATTTCGCGGTTATGCACAAAGAGGGGGCAGGCGGTCCCCATGGACGAAAGTCCCAGAGATTTAAGTGCCCCCCGGATAATGTTTCCAAAATATAATTGTTTTTACTGAGAATCTTTCTTTTGAAGCATCAAACCGGCCAACCATCAGGGCCTGCAGCGCGCTTCAATCGCTTGCGCTTGCCCTGCTCTGCTTCAGTCTTGATCGCATGGCATGGATCGCAGATCGCTTCCAGGTTGGAAGGGTGATCGGTCTTGGCGCGCGTCCAGCGCAGCTCGGTGGCCTTGGCCTTGCTGACGATGTGGTCGACTGCGCGAGCCAGGGTGGTGCGGCCGGCGCGCTTGCAGCGTTGGCACTCGCCTTCATCGCGCTCCATGACCTGATTGCGAACCTTGACCCACGCGCTGTCATAGCCACGCTCATGGCGGCTCTTCGTGCCCCAGACCATCAGCTGGCGTTCGGTACCAGCGCCGCGACCTCGTGCAGCAGTTGGCCTGACTTGCCATAACCCTTGGCTCGCAGGATCTCGAAGGCACGCTCAGACTCAGCCAAGCGCTCGCAGATGGAGTGCAGCGCAGTTTCATCAACGACATGGAAGACCATGGCCGGACGGTTACCGGTAACGGCGCGGATGATGGCGTGACGGTAGCTGACGACAGGCTGGCTCACTGGGATACCTTGAAAAGAAAAGCCGCCCGGCGCATGGATGCGAGGGGCGGCGAAGATCCTGCTGGTGCAGGACCGGAGACACGGGGGCAGACGGCGGGGCTCTCACCCGCGGCTTATGTAGTAGGCGATTTGCGCGCTACCACGCTGCTGCGTCCGCATTGAATGGGAGGCGTCACGCTATCCAGTCGGCGAGCCCCCAAGCTATCTGCAAGGTGGGCCGCAAACGCAAAAAGCCCGAACGTTTAACGGTTCGGGCTTTTCTCTGGACGTGCGAAGACGGCCTAAGCCGCGACTATATCAGAAAAGAGTTGCCGTGCAAATGTTTCGCTTGAGCTTCTGAGTCAGTTCGTTACGCGCCTCGGTAGCCACGACGGTCAGGTCAGCATTCGGAAACTTCCATACGCTCGCGATGCTGCACATGCGGTAGATGGCCCACACGTGGATGCGGCTCAGGCTGTTGATCATTGCGTCGGTAGCGGCGCCGATGCGGTGGTCCGCATCCTGCTGGGCCTCATGGATATCGGGCGCATGGCCTTCCTCGCCAGACAGGCCGCGCATCGTCTTCATGCCCAGGTCTTTGTCCTGGTCGCCGGTCATCCAGTCCTTCCAGCAGGCTAGACAGGTATCGAGGCCATCGGCCTTTACGAAGTGTTGAAAAGGTGCCTCCGCCTTGCGGACTCGGCGGAGGTTTGGGGCATTGAAAAAGCCGAGTGCAGCGGTGGTCATGGGGTTCTCCGAAAGACGACCAAGCGAGCGTAGCATATGCCACCAAGAAATTTCCGGATTGAATTTGTTTTCACGAGGCACGTTTACAACAGCGTAGCGCTCTCCTTCATCTCGGTGACCACGATGCGCACCTGGCCACCGCGCACGACCTCGCGGCGCACCAGGTGGAGCTCATCGATCTGCTCGTCATCGATCCACACGCCGGCGGCGGTCAGCGCGTCCTGCAGCGACTTGGCGCGGTTGTCGATGTCCTGCCGCCGCCGGTTAGCTGGGTAGATCGCAGCGAACAGCGACACGCGCCCGAGCAGCGGCTCGACCTGGGCGGCAGCGACGATCTCGGCCACGGCAGCGCGGAATGCGATCCCGGCCGGCTTGATGTATCGCCCACCACGCGGGCGCTGGCCGTAGTAGTGGTTGATCGTTGGCGGGATGGGTAGGGTCAGGGTGATCACGCGGCGATTCCTTCGAGCTTCAGTTTTTCCTGGGTGATGACCATGGCGTGGTCGAACGCGTCTTCGAGCTGCTGGCGCGTGATCCAGCCGGGCAGCGGGCGCCTGCCGTCGAGCACGTCGTGGCAATCGCTGCAACCGAAGCATGCGGCGCTGTCCGGTGCCTTCAGGCCCATCCCCTTCCCGTCTGCCAGGCGGTTCGAGTGGCACAGCACTGTGGTGGCCGGGTCGCGGTTGCACACGCCCAGCAGCATCAGCGTGCAGTCTCGGCCGCGCGCGGCGCGCCGGGCCGGCGTCGACTTGGCGCGGGACTTCTTCATCGGCTTGCGGGCGAGCTGCACGGCGGCGACGCGCAGCAGCCCAGCGCCAGCGACAGCTGGCTTGAAACTGGTACCACGCGCCATCGGCGTCTTGCGCTGCAGCGGCTTGCCCTGCTTGAGGGTGCCAGTGCGGGCGATGGGGGTGGATCGGATCATGACGCCTCCATCACGGCTTCGATGAAGACGCGCGCCGCTTCGGCGTTGATCGCGTTGCCGTAGGCCCTTAGTCGGCTGGCTCGAGTCTTGGGTCGTAGTCCCCCCATTGAATCCGGGTATAGAACTTCACCGAGAGGGAAGCTAGCGCCGGCATCCTGGTAGAGGTTTTTATACCCAGCTTCCGATGCAAACCGTGCCATTGCTGATGACAATAGACGCAGAGCGTCTGCCAGTTCTCGGGCCGGTTGTCCTGCCAGTCTTCGTTCACGTGATGGATGGCCAGGCGCTCCTTCCCGCCACAGCATTCGCAACTCGTTTTGAGAGCCGCCTCGCGGGCTTGCACCATGATCTGCGTCCGGCTGGTGCCTTTCTTGCCCCGTGTGCTCGAACAGGTACGAGAGCAAAACTTGCGCTTCATGAACGCTGAATACTCCTCCTCCCCACTGGAAAAGACCCGTGGAATGAGTTGCGAGTTGCACCTCTCGCAAAATCGTTGCGGCTTGGGTTTGTAATCTGCGCGCTGCTTCATTTAAGATTTCCTCGATTTCGGTTTGGAGTCCGGCGCACAATGATCCCACTCGGGCGGGATGCCCATCAACCATCTGCTGAATTCTGGCTTCAACTGGCCGCCACTTTCCATCCCGGCATCCGAGCCAGTCAGCATCGCGCCAGAAGCCGTTAGTCGGGCCGGGCCGCACATCTGCGCCATAATGTCCAGGCTCGGCGAGCCCAGCCCCTTGCCCGGATATTTCTGATACTCGGTCGCCTTGCGCTTCTCCCAGTTTTCCAAGCTCTCGTCCCGGCCGCTCGTACGCGGCGTGGGCCAGCCCGACAGGCACGCAAACACCTGCTCCGACAGCGGCTTGCCCCGCACTTCCTCCAATCGCCCCGCCAAGAACTCCGGCGATGCCGACGCGCTTTTCCAGTCCCTTGCCGCCGGCGTCGGCCACCCAGTAGAGCCGGTCGCGGATATGCGGAGCACCGACGCCCGCAGACGGGAACGGGACCGCCCCGAACCGGTATCCCACGCCTTCCAGGTCGTCTTGTACAAGGTCGATCCAAGGCTCGACGTCTTTACTCGCAACCTGCTCTCCAATGACGACTGCAGGGCGGCGCTGGCGGATGAGGTGGTGGAATGCCGGCCATAGGTGCCGCTCGTCAGCAAACCCAGCTCCTTGGCCTGCCGCGCTGAAAGGTTGGCAGGGGCAGGAACCAGTCCAAACAGGTCGGTCATCTGGCCAGCCGGCGCGGCGAAGTGCCAGGGACCAAACGCCGATGCCGGCGAAGAAGTGGCACTGGGTGAAGTCCTGCAGGTCGGCGGGGTGTACATCCTCAATGCTCCTGGTGTCGACCACGCCGGGGGCGATGTGGCCGGCCGCGATCAGGTTGCGCAGCCACTCAGCTGCATATGGGTCGATTTCGTTGTAGTAGGCGGTCATGCTTTTGCTTTCTCCTGCTGCTGCGCCACATACCGCGCACGTGGCGCCCGGTCTTTTGCCTCTTTGAACAGCGGGCACGGGTGATAGTCCCAAGGCTTCTCCTGCTCGTGGCCGATGCACCAGCCGTGGCCGGCCGGCAGGTCAGCGCGCAATGTCGCCTTGAAGCGCTCGCACATGGCGCAGGGGTCGTGCAGCGTGGTCATGAGTGCCCCTTCCCGACCGCACGCGCGGCATCACGCTTTTCCTGCAAATGGACCTGATGCCAAACTGGCCCGGTCGGCCATTCGCACGAACTTCGGTTAAAAAGCCTATAGTGTTGGTTAACAATTTCGTAAGGGAAATGAAGATGAATACATTTACACCCGACGAATCTGTCAATCCTTGGGACGAGGGCGACTATCGAATCTATGGAATTGCCATGCGATCTCCTAGCGGCGGATTCTGGCCGGCGTACTCTATCGAGCGGATCCATGGAATAGCGAACGCCCCTGTTGAAGTTGTCGCCCGGCATGAAATACGGAATCGGGTCTTCAACTCCGAAGAACTCGCTAAAGCCATGGGCCTTTCCCATGGCGTGCATCGCGTGCGCGACAGCGGTGACTTTGGTAAATAACTTCAGCATGCTGCGACCTCGGCGCCCGCGCGCTGGCGCAGCGCCACCTGGTGCTTTGCCCACTCGCCCGCAATCCAGGTCACGCCCTTTGGGGTGAAGCGCGCAGCGTTGTAGGCGTGGCCGCTGACCTGCGCCGTGCCGGCCTTGACGCAGAAGCGGCCGGCGTCGATGTGCTGCGCGTGCGGGGTCAGCTCGCCGGCCAGGCGGTACAGGATCTTCGCGTCGAGCAAGAACTCGCGGAAGTCGTTTTCCTTCGCGTTCAGCAGCTTCGCCACCTGGCGGAAACCCTTCGTGCCGGTCGAGTCGGCGTAGCGCTCGACGAACTCCACGGCCGGCGCGGCGGCGGCCAGCTGCTCGGCCTGGGCGGCAATCACGTCCTGCTGGTCGGCGGCCAGGCGCAGCGCGTCGGCAAACGATTGCGGCAACGCTTGGGCCGGGGCCGCAGGCACTGCTTCCAGCGCCTGCCAGCGATCGATGATCCGGGCGCGCAGCTCGGCGCTGTAGCCTGACGCTACGACCATCGTGTCGCGGAATGACAGCCAGAACTCGGTGTAGCACTGACCGTTCTGCGGGTGCTGGTAGGGGGTCTCGTTCCCAGAAACGATACCCTCCGCGATCAGCCGCCTCACGGTTTTCAGAACGCTCTCGTGCGCTGCGCCCGTCAGTCGAGCGATCTCCCGGCTCGACATGGTTGCTTCGGTGGTGCTGGCGATGCTGGCAGTTTGCAGTGTGGACATATCGAACCTCTACTTTTCGAATGATGGTCTAGTGGGCGCGCAGGCTACAGCGCCACGCCGAGCTGGTCGTTGACGTAGCGGCGCGCCAGCTCGAGCGCTTTGTCGTTCAAGCCGAATTTCAGGGCGTAGTGCAGCTCGCTGAGGGCGCTGATCGCAGCTTCCTGCGACATGCTGCTGCCGGCCGTGACATTTCGGGATTCGAGCTCTTCCACCAGGTCATCAGTGTCGAAATCATCGAGATCGACTTCCACTTCAACGCTTATCGTTTTGTACATTTTGGGAACCTCATCGTTATGCGCTGGCGCGCGGATTGGTTTCGGCTTTCGCCGGGTGGCTGGTGGTCATGTGTTCGGGCCCTGGCGGCGCGCGGCCTCGGCAGCGCGGATGCGGGCGTCGTATTGCTCGTAGCTCTCGTCGGTGCCCTTCGGGTCCATGCCCTGCGGCTTGCGGACCTGGATCGGCGCTGCTGGCGGCTTGCCAAACGACGTGGTCGCCGCCGACGGCGGATTCAGCAGCTCATCGACCATGCCAACGAGGTAGTTCGGCGGGATCCTGGCATTCGGTCCCTTCTGCTCCCGTGCCGTGGCGATTGCGGCATGCAGCACCGCCATCGGGACTTTCCGTGCCGCCCAGTCCATCACGGCCGGGTGCGTGAACGTCGCGCTGACGCCCAGCTTGCGCAGAGCCACCGACAGGACGACGGCAGGGTCAGTGCTTTCCGGCAGGTCTTCGCGAGGCGGCATTGCGGCGGCCCGTGGGCTGTCGGGTTCGGCAGGATCAGGATCGACGACGACGACATCGGCGTCAGCCGCAGCGCTCGCGCTGTCGTCGTTGTTCTTCTCTTCTCTTCTCTCCTCTTCTCTAGGCGTGACTTGGTGTGACATGGCGTGACTTGGCGTGACGCCAGCACTAGAGCCAGAGTTGGCCTTGTCACGCTCACGTTGCTCACGCTTGCGCTCGGCCGCCGTTGGGTCGCCACGCTCGCGCTTTGGCTGACGCTCTTCCCAGCGGGTGACACGATCGCCATTGACTAGTGCGCGGCCCTGCATCGCTTCCAGAATGCGCGCCGTGGTGCCGTCGTCGGCGCCCAGCAGAAAGTCCGTCGCTTCGCAGTCGATCGCACCGAACAGGCCGCGCTCAGTGTTCGCGCTGGCCTGCTCCAAGATCAGTGCCCACACGGCGATCACGTCACCGACGCGCGCGGCAGCCTTCCGGGCGACCAGGCCGAACTTCGGATCGTTCACGCTGCCGTGGTGCCAGCGGAACCAGTCGATACCATTGGCCATCAGTGCGTCCCCTGGATGATCGAGAGCTGGCGGTCGTCGACCGGCTTCTCGACGTAGATGAATCCGCGCGTGCAGTGCTCCAGCTCAGCGAGCTGTGCAACGTCGCAGGCGCGATCGCAGACGGCCGAGTGCTGGCCCTGGAACAAGCAGCCGCGGCAGCTCTTGGCCGGCCTGGTGGTGAATTGCATGTTCTCGGGCGACTTCACCTCTTCGCAGCGGCCAAGCCACTTGTGGATGCTGACGTAGCCTTTCATGTTGGCCCCACAGGATTGGCGGCGCGGCGCTCCACCATCGGTGGACCGAACAATGCGGTGTGCAGAGGATCGCGACGGTTGATCGCTGGATAGGTGGTGCTGAGGACAACATGCGGCAGGCCATCGTTCTTCGCGCGGCCGCCGCCCTGGTGCACTTGGCGCGGCTGACCGTATTCGTCAACCGCAGGACCCATGCGCCACTCGTTGACGAAGCCGCCCTTCGACGAGGGGATGCGTACACCGTGGATCACGCCAAGCGTGCGCAGGTAATCCAGGCGTGTCGAAATCTTTTCGGACTCGACGTTGAGGTGCTCACTGATCTGAGCGGTAAGTGTGAGGCCGCTGCTGATGCAATCGAGGATGGCAGCGCGCAGTTCGGCCTTTTCGAGCGTTGTGAGGAAGGTCGTCATTGCTCGCGCCCCGCTTCATCCGTCGCAGCGCGCAGCTGTTGTTTGACAAGGAACTGGCCGTCGCTCGAGCGGACGTCGACGCCCTGCTTTTCTACGCAGCGCAGCACGTAGGCCCAGACGTTCACTTTCCTCTCGGGCGTGAACCTGGGCGGTGGGTTTTGTGGTTTTTGACTCATTCTGTCCTCGGCTCTCGGGTAGTTCAGTTGCGCATGCGCAGCTCAGGGCGGCGCGCGCTGCGGGATGGGAACATGGCCATGCGTTGGCCAATGGCCGGCCTACCAGGCACCACCTTGCTGGCAGTACCATTTCGACTGTTGCGCCAGATGTCACGCAGCATTGCGCTGTGCGATTTGCCCTGCTCCTGGCAGTCGCCGGTGAAGTCGACGAACTCGTCGGCAGTCAGGCAGGTTTTTACGATGATGTTTCGTGGGTGCTTCATTAGATTCTCCAGTGGGTGATTCTTCGGGGGTACTTCGTGGGCGAGAGCCCGGGCTTAACTTTTGTTCGAGGAAAGCTGCAGTAGTTACTGCGAGCTGGCAGGTATGCGAGGCTTCTTGCATCGTTGCTTGTGAAGTTCCAGCAATCGACTTCCGATCAGCATTGATGGTCGGGCGCCACGTTTTCCGTGCCGAAATGCATTGATCGTCGGCTGGCTGCAAGGGACCAAGTCAGCAAGTTGCTGCTCGGTCAGGCCAGTCCCCAAGAGGTCGGATGTGATTTTTTGGAAGTCCATGCGGCTATATTATCACGTTCGTGTTTGGCTAGTAAACACCATCGTGATTAAAATGTGTATTACATTCGTGATATGAATAATCTGGCACAACGTTTAGCTGAGGCGCGCGAGCGCAAGGGGCTGACGCAAGGTGCGCTTGCGAAGCTCGCGGGCGTCTCACAAGGCACGATCGGCAACCTGGAGGCGGGTCTACGCAACTCGGCCCGCAAGATCCTCGACATCGCACGAGCCCTGGACGTGGATCCAGCCTGGCTGGCTAACGGAAGGGGCAGTCTCGAAATCACTTCAGGGGCGGCGGGAGGGGTCACCGAAAGACCAGCGGCGATACAGACTGAGGACGGCTTTATCACCGGCGATCCGTCAATCGACCGCGCCGGCATTGGAGTGCGGGTGGGCGACGGGCCGGCAACGATACCCATTCGCGCCGTGAAACTGCGCCTGCAGGCGGGAGTGAGTGGGTTTGTTGCTGAGCCCGACATGGAAATAGACCATGGCTACTTCCAAGTTCCGAAGGAGGTTATCGAGCAACTGGGCCTAAATCCCGATGACCTTATCGTGACGACGGTCAGGGGGCGCAGCATGGAGCCGATGATGTTCGAGGACGATAAGGTGCTCATCGATACCTCGAAGCGTCGCCCAAAGGACAATGAATGCTTCGCAGTTAATTGGAACGGTGAACCGATCGTGAAGTGCTTGATCAAGAAATCTGATAGCTGGTGTCTGTATTCCTTCAATAGAAAGTTCGAATCGATTGATGTGCGCAGCGGCCAGTGCAGCATTATCGGCATGGTAGTGTGGCAGCCGGCCAGGATCGTGGTGGGGAGACTCTGATGCAGGATGCGTGCGCCGAAATTCCCTTTATCCGCGGCCAAGCCGCATATCGTGTTGACGTTGCTGGCGAATCTTTTTACGACGACAGCTTCAAAGAGCTTTGCGGCGAGCGGACAATTGAGGGAATCCGCACGGAAGTGACTGCGCAAATGGAACTTTGCGACGACAATCCTTATGACAACCGCGCTGTTCGTGTGACGATTCGAGGCCATCAGGTTGGGCACCTCTCCCGCGAGGACGCCCGCGCATTCCGGCGCCTAGTCCGCTATGGCGCGCTTGCCGAGCACGAGGTATTCCAATGCGCTGCCATCATCGTTGGCGGATGGGATCGTGGCGAGGGCAAGCTTGGAAACTTCGGCGTGCGCCTTGATTTGATTTTGCATGATGACTAGAGGCGCTACGGCACGCCAAGATGCCGAATGGAGATTACATGAACTCGATCCAACTGGAGACATCGCAGCCTATGCATCTAAACCAGATTGATCGCCCGACCGTGCGCCGTTTTGTTGAGGAATATCTCCATGCCGCACAAGAGGCGGGCGCGCGGGGCGAGAACATTCATCAATGGAGCCTCGATCAACAGGACAAGGTCACACAGTATGCCTCTACATTGAGTGAGTCAGACGCTACTTTATTCTGGACGCTTTATGGAGAGGAAATGATGGCATCAGCGAACACAATTAACGATAAGACGGCGACACTGAATGCGCAGTCCACTCAGATTCATCTTCAGGCAGCGCAAGATGCCAGCAATGTTGCAACATGGATTTCCATAATCTCATTCTTCGCGTTTGTTATTTTCATGATCAGCCTGTTTAAAAACAGTTAGGCGCTACGGCACGCCTGGATGTCGATCCAACGAACAATCATGGAGCTAATAAATTCGCGATATGACAATGAATAAGAACGAAAGAAAGTTAGTGCTCGCGCTCGCTAAAGGATTGGTGCATCAATTAGATGTAAACATGAGGTTAATAAGCATGCTTCCAGCGGACAAAGCAGCTGATGTGCAGCCGCATCAAGACAATATTGAATCCGAGATTGAATCATTCATAAAAATTATCAAAGAAGAATGGGATACCGATGGCTAGAGCTGAGATACACGAACTAAACAGCGCGCAGAGAAGGCTTGACAGTAGAGGCGGCCCGCCGGATGATCCAGACATGGAGCCACGCGTAAAAGTACTTGAGAAGTTTGCAGATGATGCCCGCAATGAGCTGCGCACCATCGATGTCCGCCTGGCAAAAATCGAGACTAGGCTCGATAATTTTGCAACCAAGGAGGATGTGAAGTCGCTCAGTGCCGAGATGCACCGTGAGCTGCATGCGACGACTTGGAAAATTATTGGTGCCATGGGCTTAATTTGCGCTGCCGTGTTCTGGATGGCGCGCAACATTCAGCCTCCACAGGCTGCCTTCTCGACAACGACTTCCGCCCCAGCCCCGGCGAAAGCCCTAGCCACAGAATCGCCGGCGGCGGCGCCGGTTCTTAAATGATTGAGAACATGCAACTGCGCATGGACGGTCGACTTTCCTCAATTGAAGGAAAAATGGATGCGCTTGCAGCTCAAGTAAGTGGAAGCGAGCGAGCAATGGCCCTTCTTGCCGGGCGGGCAGTGGCGGCTGCCGAGAGCGCGGCGAACCTGAAGCAAACGCTCTGGATCACCTCGATCTCGACGATTCTCGCAGTGCTCGGCATTGCGCTGGCGGCATACTTCGGAACTTAGTCATCTAATATCGGGATCGTCAGCTCAACTAATTCTGCGTTTGAAGCAGGTCGGTCTGCGGGGTCACCAGCTACGCCGACCGCTCCACCACCATCGGAGCCGACCGCGAAGCAATAGTCTTCGAGCATCACCTGCGCTGCGCAAGCATCAGGCTAAAGTCCTTCCTCGGAAGGCCTCTACAGACCGGGGATTGCAACCCACTGTAGCGACAACAGGGCCGCCTACGGGCGGCCTTTGCTTTTCCGTCTCGATCTCACCCGCCCAGCGCGGGTATTTTTTCGTCTATAGCTCGGGCCGGCTACCAGCGAAAATCACGCCAAGAAAATTATCGAACCAAGATCACGTATGTGTTTGACAGATTCAAACACATACGTGATAATTGATCGCATCAAGACCGACCTCAGCACCCGAGATCGGGCAGTAGCCACACAGCGCGGCTTGGGAAGTACTCGACCAACCATCGGTGTTTCAAGGGAACCGAGTCGCGCTGTGTGGTAGCTGGCAGGAATCAAGCGTTCTGCGTCGCTTCTAGATTTACGAGGCCTGGCAGCCGCCACTCAGACACTCGGCCTGGCCGAAAACGAAACGGGAGAATGAACATGGCATGTCGCTGCAAAACCGAGATCGAAGAGAAGTTGCTTGAGCGCTTCAAGGAAGTGAGCCCAGAGGCTCAGGCGCACGAAGTCGAGCTGACTGGCTACGCATTCATCCTGGGCGACCAGCTGGAATACAAGGGCTGCATGAAGATCGACGCGATCGCCGACTTCCCGCTTCGCAAAGGCGGCCTCAAGCGTAAGACACAGCAGCAAAACATGATTTTCACCTTCTGCCCGTTTTGCGGCGTGAAGTACGGGGCCGAAAAGTCCGCCGTCCCAGTCGAGGCTGACGAGGTGTCGGCATGACCCAGCAGTACGACACCGAGTACCTGAGCCAGGCGATCGACGAAGAGATCGTGCTGGCCAAGCTCGACCGGAATCAGCGCGGCAGGAAGCCGGCGACCATCTGGCGCGATGTGCCGGTGCACCAAGTCGTGGCGGGCAAGACGCCGCTGGGCATGTACGGCGGCCTGCACAGCGCCGACCTGCCCCGCTACCGCCGCAACCCGCGCGACGCCGGCGAGCTGTGCGTGAAGCGCGGCCTGAACGTGAAGCACGACCACGACGAGCATTGCGTGTCGGCTTCGTACGGCAGCAGCCGGCGCGCCGTGACCGAGTACTACGGCATGCACCCTGACGTCGCAGCGGCCACGATGGCGGCGATCACCCGGGCTGCAATCCAGATGCTGACCGAGAAGCGCGACGAAGCTGCCGCGCTCAACCCTACCCGCGCACCGGCCCGCCGTCGGGTTGCTGCGCGCCCGAAAACGAAATGAGGACCGCCATGAGCTACCGCATTACCGCCCGCACCAGCGCCGGCAGCACCACCTACACCGCCATCGGCGACCGTGATGCGCTGATCGATGCAGCGTATGACGACGGCGCCCTGGGCGTCACCGTGATGACTCAGGGCTGACCATGGCCACGAAGAAGCGCACCCACTACCGCGAGCCAAGCGGCGACTCGCTGACCTGGACGAAAGAAGATCGCCGGGCGATGCGGCAGTCGCGTGCCAACAACCAGTCCAGCCGCTACCAGCGCGAGGTGGCGATCGAAAAAGCTCACGCCGCAGCGCGGCCACAGGAACCTACCAAATGACCATGACCGACACCACGCAAGAATCGGCGCCGCTCGCGCCGGCCGGCGTCATCTACCAGTATCGCGCGCTGTCCTGGTGCGATCGCCGCTGGAGCGACATCGTATCGATGGACGAGCTTAACTTGATCAAGGCCTCCCCGGACATCTACGCAGTGCGCGCGCTGTCCCTCGTGCCGATCGATGAACTGCTGCGCGCGCCGGCCGCGACCGTCAGCACGGCAGTGACAACCATCGCCCAGGCGCGCCGCGACCGCGACGTTATCGGTGGCCAGCTGCGCCGCGCGCTGGCCGCGCTGGAAGGGATGCCATGAACGAGCACCGCCTGCGGGCCATCAAGTGGAAGTGCACGATCGTCGTGCTGTATTGCGCCGCATGCGCCTGGGCCATCGCTCACGGCTGGTCGAGCGGTTCGGCGATCGCCCACGGGTGGCCGCTGTGACCTTCGAACAACTGCGCCTCGAGTACCAGTGCCCGGAGAGGCTGGCGCGCCGGCTGTTCGACGACTGCGCCGAGCTGCGCGCCCAGCTGACCGCCACCCAGGCAATGCACTCGCTCGAGCAAGCGCTCCGGGCGCGCACCGAACGAAAGACCACGTGGCCGCCAGCGCGCCGCGTCAACCGAGACCGAGAGGAAAACTGATGGAACACGCACTCCCCCGCCGCACCGCCGGCATCCCGCGCACCTGGTCGCTGTGCATGACCAGCGAGAACCACGGCACCGTCGGCCCGGCCGGCTGCACGTTCAGCCACGCACCCGATAAGCACGAGCGCGTGTTGGTGGTCGAAGTGCCCACCGCCGCCGGCGCGCCGGTCGACCAGGTCAACCTGCAGCTGGTCGGCGCGCGCCGGCGCCGGCCGGTGGCCGAGTTCAAAGGCTACATCGATGGGCAGCCGGCCGTGACCTGGCTCGATCGCGACAACATGCCGCGCGTCGGCACGAAGCTGTACGCGGCGCCGGTCGACGTGCAGGGCGATCCGGCGACCGCGCCTCTGCCAGCCGGGCAGTCGATGATCGGCAAACTGCTCGACCAGTTCTCCGAACTGCCGGTGCTGTGGGGACTGAACGAGCCGGGCGCGTTGGTGCGCCATAGCGATGTGTTCAAGATGCTGGTCGCGGCTGGCAAGGCCGCCCAGGCATCTACATCAGGCGAGCGCCAGGAAGGCGGTGCAGCGTGAGCATCGCCACCAAAGAGGCCCTGACCGCCGACACCTTCAGCGACTTCGTGCAGCGCCTGCGCCACCATGTCCGGGGTGAAGGCGTCAACTGGCACCACACAGCCGATGCCCTGTTCACGGTGCAGGCGCGCCAGATCCACTTCGGCATCGACCCTGCCTATGCCGATAAGTTGGCCGTGGCCATCGAAGACAACATGTACTTCAGCCCGCAGGAATACTGGGATAGCTGCGACGCCGAGTTCCGCGCGCATCTGGATGGTCTCGCACAGGAAGATCATGACGGCCCGTTCCTCGCGCTGGAGGAATGCGACCAGTGGGACATGCTCGGTGCGCTGGACGACCACACCGTTTCAGGCTGGAGCGAACGCTGGGAGCATGTGAACTCGCACTTCACGAAGGAGGCCGCCGAGGCATTCATCGTGCGCAAGATGCACGACTACCGCAAGGGCATGCGGGTCTACGTGGAGGCCCAGGTCTACTGCTGGGAATTCAACACCATCATCGCCGGCTTGATCGACGGCCGCATCGTATTCAAGGATCCAGCATGACCACTACCCCTACCGCATCCCCCGGGCCGCTGGACCTGGCACGCCTGGAAGCGCTGGCGCGCGCCGCCGACGAAGGCGAAGGCCAGCACATCTACACCAACCCGCGCGACTCCGACGGCTGGCAGGCAAAAGAAGCCTGGCACCATGCTGCGTCGCCGGCCGCCGTACTGGCCCTGATCGCCCTTGCTCGCCGCGCCCAGCCATACGCTACCGGCGGCATGGTGCCGGGCGGGTTGCACCTGGCGGGCGAAGGCTTGCGGCCATTGTGCGGCCAGCCAGAGAGCGAGGCGACGCAAGCCGCGCCGCTGAGCGAAGTGCAGATTGATCGTATTGCACGAGCCTATTTCTCCGAACAGTGGGCAGTTCAGCATGCCAAGGATGTGATTCACGACGCATTCGAAGACGCTCGCAAGTCCGCCACTTTGTCGCCTCTTTGTGGCGCCCAGCATGCAGAGAGCGGCAAAGAAGTGGAGCAAGAACTTCGTAGTCAGATGGCCTTTATAGCAGCCTATGACGCAAATGAGCTGGACGGCGGCGACAGTCAAGAAGGCATGAGAGCAGCAGACCGTTTAGCGTGCATCATCCGGCGTGCACGCAAGACACTTGATGTGTGTGATGCCCTCGCCGCCCAGCAAGCCGCAGCACCCGGCGCGCTGACACGCGATGCTCTGGCGCAAATGTTGGCGGGGAAGCACGTCAACGATTACGGCTACCGCATGCTGCTGAACGGCGAGGAAATCGGTTTCAATCTGGACAACCTGCTGGACATTGTGAAAACGGCCGCAACTAGCGCCCCCGGCACACCGGAAGCGCCGAAGACCGCAGCCGCGCGCGACGTGCTGGCCGAGCGCCAGCGCCAGGTCGAGCAGGAAGGCTGGACGTTAGAGCGCGATGACCAGTATGTGGATGGGCAGTTGGCAAGCGCGGCTGTCGCCTACGTTCAGGTCTACACGCCATATCTCGTCCCGCATTCCTGGCCGTGGAGCACCCATTGGTTCAAACCAGCCGACGACAGGCGCAACTTGGTCAAGGCAGGCGCCTTGTTGCTGGCCGAGATTGAGCGCCTGGACCGCGCCGCCCAGCTCGACGGCGGCCAGGAAGGGAGCGACCGTGGCTAAAGCGAATCCGAAGGCATGGTTCCCCGGCTCTGATGCGCGCATGAGCTACAAATCGGTCGACAAGCACGCGCGCAGCTTGGCTGTTGCTCTGCCAGATTACCGTCCTTATTTCGCTACTTGGAGCGAGGCGCACAAGTGGATGGTGAAGCGCGCCGATCGCCGTTTGAAAAATGCCCAAGACGAACTAAGAAGTGCCACGAACCACCATTCCAAGGTTAGGGCGATGACCGAACCGAAGCAGGAAGGGAGCGAATCAAATGGCTGATACTTTGCGAAATATCGGCGAGCAGATGGCGAACGTGATGTTCAACCTGGCGCAGCGGCCCGGCGAGCCGCTCACAGGCGACGTCGTGGCCACAATGGATAGCTTGCGCAAACAGTGGGATGCAGCCCTTGCTTCTCGCCCTGCTGAGGTGGACGATCAGCAGCCGGCACCGGCGACCACCTGTACGCACTCATTGACTATTACTCGGATCGGCGAAGGCGGGGCATGGTGCTGCCACTGCGGCGCGAAGGCCTTTGAGGTTGAGTTCCGGGAGTGCCGGGGATGCGAGTTTTATCGGCGACTATCCGGACTGTCGATGTGTAAGCGCTACACGATGGCCGTGTCGCCAACGATGCACGCCACCTATCGAGTTTCGGATGGCACGTGCTTCGTGCCGGCGATTGGTGGCGGTTTGACGGTGGGCGCCCAATGACCTTGGACAGTATCACCCACACGGCGCGCCGCGATCACCTGTGCGCCTTCTGCGGCATGACCGTGAAGAAGGACGAGCGGTACGTGCGCGCGCAGTCGCCGGGTGGCGCGCAGGCCAAGAAGGCGTTTCACAGCAAGTGCTACGCCGGCCTGGTTGCCAGCGCTGGGCGAAAATAGAAGTTGGAAAGGGTTTTATGATGTCCGAAATGTTCTTGAGTTCCGACGAGATCCACAGCATGACCGATCGAGTGCAGCGCCGCGCGCAGGCGAAGATGCTGCGCGCGATGGGGATCGAGTTTCGCCAGCGCGCCGACGGCAGCCTGGCCGTGCTGCGCTCGCACGTCGAGCAGCTGTTCGGAGTCGCGTCGGCGCCGGCCTCGGCACGGAAGAAGACGCCCACGGAACCGAACTGGGGAGCGATGAATGCCGCGCGCGCGTAAGCCCGAGAACCAGGGCTTGCCAAAGCGCTGGCGCCTTGCCCATGGCTGCTACTACTACCAGGTGCCGCCCGGCCAGGAGGCCGCGTGGGACGGCAAGCAGACATTCCGGCTCGGCGCCAACCTGCCAGAGGCCTACAAGGTGTGGGCCGAGCGGCTGCAGGTGGTCGACCGGGCGAAGACTGTCGCCGCCCTGCTCGATCGGTACGCGCTCGAGGTGATCCCGCTCAAGAGCGTGACGACCCAAACGCAGAACGCGTCGGCGATCAAGCCGGTGCGCGCGACGTTCGGCCCGATGGCCTTGGCTGACATCAAGCCGCGGCACGTGTACCAATACGTCGACCGCCGCGAAAAGAAGACGGCAGCGCGCCGGGAAATGGAATTGCTGTCGCACGCGCTGACAAAGGCCGTGGAGTGGGGATACCTGGACCGCCACCCGTTCAAGGGCGAGGTTAGGCTGGAAGGAGAGAAGCCGCGCACGCGCTACGTCGAGGACTGGGAGATCGTCGAGTGCTTGTCGCTGGAGGCGCGCCGGAAGTCGGGCAGCGTGTTGGCGGCCCAGGCTTATATCCGCCTGAAGCTGCTGACGGGCATGCGGCGCGGCGACATGCTGCGCCTGACGATGTCGGACCTGCAGGAGGACGGCATCTACGTCGAGCCCGGCAAGACGTCGGGGTCGACCGGCAAGCGCATGGTGATCACCTGGTCGGACGAGTTGCGCGAGGCGGTGGCCACGGCGAAGGCCGCACGACCGGTGCCGCTGTCGCCGTATCTGTTCTGCACGCTCGCCGGCGAATGCTACTTCAAGGACAACGGCCGAGCAGGCAGTTGGGAATCGCTCTGGCGCAACTTCATGGCCAGGGTGATGGAGGAAACGAAGGTGACCGAACACTTCACCGAGCACGACCTGCGCGCCAAGTGCGCCAGCGATGCAAGCACCCTGGAGCATGCCCGCAGCCTGCTCGCGCACGCTGACAGCAAGATCACGGACCGGGTCTATCGGCGCCGGCCGGACATGGTCAAACCACTGAGGTGACCATTTGAATAGTACAGCCCAAATCTATAGTAAAACGGGCAAAAAAAATCCTCCGAATCAGGAGGATTTTATTCACTAAATCAATGACTTGTGTTCTGGCGGAGAGAGGGGGATTCGAACCCCCGGTAGGCTATGAACCTACACACGCTTTCCAGGCGTGCGACTTAAACCACTCATCCATCTCTCCTGATGGTCGACGTGTGCGTTCCACGAAGCCGCTCATTATAACAACAATTCCTGGTAGTACAAGACCGACCTGACAACGGTCGGGCAAGCCCCTTCCCCCCAACCACCCGCGAATGGTATCGTTCCCGGCTGGCCTGCCCATCCGGCACGCTACCCGCAACGGATACGTCGTGAAACGCACATCACTTTATCTCATCATCTTCGCCGTGGCTGCCGCCGGTGCCGGCGCCGGCTCATGGCTCGTGAACCGCACCCCGACCGGGTCGCCGGAAACAAAGCCTGCCCCCGCAACCGCAACCGCCACCAGCACCCAGGACGCCAGCGCCATCGCAACCGAACTGCGCGCCATGCTCGACGCCTACCGCAAGATCATCGTGCTGACCCACGACGAGGCCACCTTGCCCGCCGCCGAGCGCGCGCAGGCAAACCGCATCGGCCAGCAGCTGTTCCACGAAAACCAGGAACGCA